AAAAAGATAATCACAAGATGGGAACAATATACTCACAATAAAGCAGAAAAAGCAAACCCAATAGGAAGTTTAGAAAATGCCTAAAATAACAACAATGCGGAGACGCAAAACCATACACATGATCCTGAAGAGCCTAAAGCAGGGAGCAGCTATATATACAGCCTGCGATGCCGTAAGCATAGACGTCACAACCTTTTGGCGATGGCGACAGAACAACCTAAGACTGAACCGGTTGGTAGAAGCAATCTACGAGGGCCGGGTATGCATGGTCGAAGACGCTCTATTCGTCAATTGTATCAAGGGAAATGAACGTGCCCAGGAGTATTTCTTAGAGAACAGAGGCAAGAATTGGCATAGATCAGCACTAATAGACCAGAGCAACCATAAGCACTACACCATTACATACTCAGATATGGTAAAAAGGATAAAGAATGAGCAATCAAATACCGAAGGAAGACCAGAGATTGCTGGTGGACAAAGGGCAGGATCCAGTTTGGTGGGTAAAGAACGTACTGAATCAGACTAACCTGTCACCAGGAGAGATAGCAATACTCCGAGCCATGAAGCCAGCATGGGACGATAACAAGCCAATAATAGTCCCTTCAGGCCATGCACAAGGCAAAGACTACATAGCCAGCTGCATCGCTTTGTGGTTTCTATACAATCATATGCCATCCAAGGTCATATTCACAGCACCTACAGACCGCCAGGTAAAGAAAATCATGTGGATGGAGATCAAGAAGAGGCTATCCCAGGCAGTCGTACCCCTAGGCGGAGACCCCAAGGTATGCAACCTACACATAGATGACGATTGGTTCATGCTAGGATTCACAACCCAGGAGACCGGACAGTCAGTAGGTAAGTTCCAGGGATACCATTCACCCAACATGTGCGTCATAGCATCAGAGGCCCAGGCCATAGGAGACACCATCTTCGAGGAAATCGAAGGGATCCTGACCAACAGCCATAACTTATTCATAGAGATAGGCAACCCACTAGCCACCACAGGGACGTTTGCCAGAGCCATAAAGAACACTACGGACAATATAGTAATCCAACTCAACTGCCTTGAATCCCCCAACTATCTGCAACGTAAGGCGGTCGTCCCCGGAATGGCCACATACGAATGGGTAGAGCAGAAGAGAAAAGCCTGGGGAGAAGATAGTCCATTATGGGCAGCCAGGGTGCTCGGAGAACTACCTAAAGCAGGCATAGACACAGTCTTCAGTGCCAATATCATCAAGAAACTACTATCATCCAAGCCTAGATTTGCCCACACCAAGAGAGTAGTATCACAGGATGTAGCACGTTTCGGAGATGATGAGACGGTTACATACGGAGGTGTGAACGGCCAAGTGACAGAAGAGGACATCCTAGGTAAGAACGATATCCCGGAAGCAGCCAACAGATGCCTCCTAATGAAGAACCTAATCAATGCAAACACCATAGCTATAGATGAAGACGGAGTCGGTGGAGGCGCGTATGACATTCTAAGGCGCATGGAGATACCCAATTGCCAGCTCATAGGCGTTAAGTCCAATGCTAGACCACTAGATGTCCACTATAAGAACAGAAGAGCAGAGATGTGGATGCATGCCCAGGACCAGGCTAAGAAGGGTCTGTGCACCATCCCGGATGACAAATACCTCATAGAGGAACTAAGCGAGGTCAGATATTTCTTTAAGAACGGTAAGATACAGATAGAGAGCAAGGATGACATAAGAGACAGACTAGGCAGATCCCCGGATAGAGCAGACGCTTGGATCATGCTGCAATGGGCATTTAAGAACGCAGAAGAGATAAGAGGCAGGGATTCATACGGGAATGAAGAGAAAGTATCCGGCATAGGCGTAGCAGCATCAAGCGCCATGACTGCATAAAAGGAGAATAGAATGCCAGAAGAGAATAAGAAGACATCACCGGCAAAGGTAACAACTACAGATGATGACAGCCTACGCACAGTCATAGCTAAGAGATACAGAGCCTGTGTGGCTCACTACAGCGATTGGATAGAAGAGGCAAAGAAAGATACCAAGTTTGCCCTAGGAGACCAGTGGACAGACGAAGAGCGTGAGGAACTAAGAGCTCAGAAGCGTCCATGCCTAACATTCAACCACATTGCGCCTATTATCAATATAGTAGCAGGATACCAAAGAGAGAACTCAGCCAGGATCAAAGTGTTCCCGGAAGGAGCAGAAGACCAGCAGTTCTCCAATATGCTAGACAAGAACCTGCAATACATAAACCGGACGTCAAAGCTAGAATACAAGCTATCGTACTGCTTCGATGACGGAGTACGCTGCGGCAAAGGATGGATAGAGGCCCTAGTCAACTATGACCGGGACCCCAGGCTAGGAGAGCTTAAGTTCGTCCATTCCAAATATTATTCGATCATGCCGGATCCCAACTCCGTTGAGTATGATATTAACGAGGATGCCGAGTACGTCTTCAAGGTAGGCAGATACACCAAGGCCAAGCTAATCAGGATGTTCCCGGACCAGAAGGACGTAATTGAAGGCTATAGGATAGACTCCGATGACCCAACAGAGAACGGAGAGGCCTTTGTTTTGAAAGAAGGAGACGCAGACAACTACGGCAATGACCCTAATGTGGACACAATAAATACTAAATCTAATAATCTTAACTCGGATGACGTAGCAGATGGCGACTCATTGTTCACCCTTAAAGAGTATTGGTATAAAAAATACGAGAAGACATTCCTGGTCTATGACAAAGAAGCAGACCGGCTCAGGGAATATGCCAGCAAAGAAGCGGCAACCCAGGCAGCAACCTTAAGTAAGTCAGAGGTAATAGAGAAGGGTATGCCAAAGATGTGGGTAGCATCAATGTGCGGAGGCTTCATCCTCCAGGATATTCTAAGTCCACTAGAACCTAATTACCATGGCTTCCCATTCTTCCGCTTCATGGCCGATTGGACACCATCAGCAGAGGATGAGGTTAACAGAGTAATGGGTGTAGTAAGACCAATGAAGGACCCACAGAAAGAGAAAAACAAGTCAAAGAGTCAATTTTTACATATAATTAGCACATCAGCTAACTCCGGGTGGGTAGGAGACAGTGATGCACTGACCAAGCCACAATGGGGACAACTAGAGAAGCTAGGTTCTGCACCAGGCATAACCGTACAAAAGAAAGCTGGATCATATCTAGAGCGAATAGCACCATCAGCCGTACCAATGGCCCAGATCATGCGAGAGAAAGCTGCAGACGATGAGTTCCGTCAATGCTCAGGCATCAACGCAGACCTGCTATCACTCAATGACAAAGAGATGTCCGGCCGAGCAATGGCCTTTAGAATACGCCAAGGAGTCCTATCTCTAAGCCGTATCTTCACGAACTTTAAGTATACCAAGGAGATGATAGGCAACTTCATCCTCCACATGTTCCCGGAGATATTCGATACTAAGAAGATGATGAGGATCCTAGGGCCTAAGTTTATGGAAGACAACCAGCTCACAGAAGGAAGCCTAGCAGGATACTTGACGATCATAACCGATTATAGATACGATATAGAAGTGACAGAGGCAGACAACAGCGCAACAAGCCGCATGGAGACACTAGACAACCTGAGAGAACTAGCGCAAGCCGGATACCCGGTACCCCTGGAAGTTCTATTTAAATATATGAATATGCCTAATACTGAGGAAGTAAAGAAGCAGATACAAGAAGAGCAGCAAAGGCAATTGGAAATGGCCCAGGCAGGAGGCCAAGGAAACAAACAAGCGCCTAGATAAGGCGAATCCGGGATCACACCCGAAAACAAAGGAGAAGTAAAGTGGCAGAAGAAACTGATTACAAAGCAATACAGGCAAAAGTGGACGCGGGCGAGGAACTATCAGAGAAGGAACTTAAAGACGTTGCAAGTATGCCGGCAGACTTAGATGCCTCCGGTAACTATAGCGACAGCGACTACGACCCGGCCAAGCCTAATGAAGAGGAAGCACCCGAAGCCGAACCTAAGAAGGGTGATGGAGCGCCAGAGGATGAAAACCCTGACGATAAGTCTGATGCGTCCAAGGACAAAAAAGAAGAGGACGAACCCGAAGAAGAAGAAGAAGACGAGGACCCAGAGAAAGAACCTGAGAAGGAACCCGAGAAAGAACCTGACGGAGAACCTGGCAAGAAAGACTCACTTGATATGAAAAAAATCAATGAAGAGCTTGCCAAGCCAGATGGCGATGAGGACCTAACCGGGTACAATCAAAGGGAAGTCGGCCTTTTCTATGAGATGCGTAAGCAGCGTAGACGTGCCCAGACCGCAGAAGAAGAGCGGGATGTGTTTAAGTTTAGAGATATACAAAGACAGCAAGCAGAGAAACAAACCGAAGAGAAGAAGGAAGAGGAAGAGGATCCATTCAAGGACCGTGAAGACGATGACATCCTAAGTGTAAAGGATGCCAAGACACTAATGGCGAAGATGAAATCCACTCAACCTGATCCGGCCGATGCTCAAGCAGCTAGTCAAGTATATTTCCAACCTTACATAAAGGCATGCGAACGTGAAGCCAAAGCCAAGTATGAGGATTTTGATGCCGTGATAGAAGTAGCAGGTGTCCTGATAAAGAACAACGAAGACTATCAGAAGCAGATTGCTAAGTCTATGGGAGAAGGCGGCAATGTAGCTGTCACTATGTATCATCTGGCCAAGAACGACCCGGCCTATGATTCAGAGATAGCTAAGATCCAAGCTCGTACACCTCAAAAGAAACCGGGTACCTCCCCAGAGGAGAAGATAAAGAAAAACTTAAAAAAACCTAACACATCATCTTCTCATGGAGGCGGTGGCGTCCCAGACGCTATGCCTACCCTAGAACAATTCGTCAAGATGTCCGACGAAGACTTTGCCAAGGTTCCTAAAGCGGAACGAGAGAAGATGTTGCTAAAATATGGATAAGGAGTTAAATCATGAATTCTGCATCATTAGCAGCACTGAGACGCCAGGTATGGTCTAAACAACTATACACAGACGCAAGAGAGAACCTATATCTCAACAGATTCATAGGTAAAGAAGGATCCGGATCAATCATCGAAGAGAAGACAGACCTCCTAGCAGACAAGGGTTATAAGATAACCTTTGGCCTAGGAATAAAGCTTAGCGGAAGTGGTGTTACCGGAGACAATGAGCTCGAAGGCAACGAAGAGGAAATGACAGACTATGCAGAGACCATTGAGATAGATCAGATCAGAAACGCTATTCGACTCACCGGCAAGATGGATGAGAAGAAGAACGCCTATGAGATGAGAACATCCGCAAAGAATAGGCTCTCAACCTGGATGGCTGAAACCATCGAACAGGACCTTTTCTATAAACTATGCGGTAATGCAAGTGCAACATTCGCCAACACACCTACAGCAGCCGCATCTTCAAGGTCAATATTTGCAGGCGGCCAATCAGCAGTAGGCGACGTAACCGCAGCTATGAAGATGGACACCAAGGTACTTGACGCAGCCAAGCAGGCAGCTGAAGTATCCTCTCCAAGAATTAGACCTGTAATGGTTAACGGAGAAAAACTCTATGTAGTCATCTTGCATCCTTACGATGCTACTAATCTTCGCCAGGATCCTGTGTGGAACCAGGCCCAGAGAGATGCTAATGTTAGAGGAGATAAGAATCCTATCTTCTCAGGTGCAATGGGTAAGTATAACGGTATGGTAATTCATACGCACCCTTACATCTACAGAACCGACGATGGCAATTCAAGCGCATATATTTCCAGAAACTTACTCCTAGGCCAGCAAGCAGGATTAGTGGCTTGGGGTAAAAAAGTCAATTGGACTGAAAAATCCTTTGACTATGGTAATAAATGGGGATATGCAGGCGGAGCTATTTATGGAGCTCTAAAGCCAATGTTCAATAGCGTTGATTACGGCGTGATGACCATGTTCACAGCCGGAGCAGCCGCTAGCACAGCGTAAGTAAACCCAAAACAACCAGAGGGTAGGCTAACCCCTGCCCTCTAACAGATAAGAACAGGAGATAGAAATGGGAGCAATAGCAGGTACAAAAGTAAAGTTAACTGAATTCGCCGGCCAGATGAAAATCTTGGTCGTAAGCGCAACCATCGCATCGGCGAGTGATACCCTCACATTGACACTAGCATCACATGGCATAGAAACCATTGACGCTATAGTCGGTGTACAGATCACTAAAGGTATGGATGCAGACTTCCAAACTGTCATGGCCGCGTATGATGGCCTAGTCATTACGCTAACATCGAAACAAGCGGATGGCGGAGCAGCAGATGAATTCACCACTACGGAAGTAAACGTAACAGTAATAGGTCACTAGAATACAGGGAGGCCGGGAACTCTCGGCCTCTTCCTAACCAGGAGAAAATGAATGGGATGGACAGAGAAGATTAAGTATAGAGGCGATTGGCAATGGGG